ACCCTTGACAAATCGCCTTGTTAGAGGTGATAGTTTACAGAGCTTTCTTGTATCCCTACGGTGCTAACACACCGGACACCGACTAACCATCGGGGGGATACAAGAAGGCTTTTTTTTATTGTCGAGGTGAAATTATGAAAATGAACGAGATTGAAATCACGATTGAAGATGGGCAGATATGTCTTTCACGATTTAACTTAGAACATCTAGATACTGACGATGTATATATCACCTTAGATCAAGCTGAAATAGTTGCAAATGAAATAATTAGATTATCAAAGGAAGGGTTATACAATACATGACAGATTCTTCAAAACGATCTTCGTCATGGTATGATTTTCAATCTAGTTTTGGGAGATAAACAAATGGCCAGACCTCTTGCAACGGGAATGGAATACTTTCCACTTAATACAACCCTTGACGATAAGTTTTTGTTAATCGAAGCAAAATACGGACTCGAAGGTTTTGCAATAATTATAAAGCTTTTACAAAAAATCTATAAAGACCATGGATATTTCTATCCGTGGACAGAACGCGAACAATTACTCTTCTCCAAGGGGGTAAATGTAGACATTAACCGAGTTAATGCAATCATTAACGACGCAGTAGAGTACGAATTGTTTGAAAAAACAACATTCAAGCAATTCTTAGTGCTTACATCGCGCGGAATACAAAATAGATATTTTTCAGCATCGAAGCGCCGAAAGACATACACCATTTATACAAACATTCTTTTAATAGATCCGGTGTTAAACGCTGATGCAAAAATTGATAAACGAGTTTATGTAAACATTAACTCGGTAAATGTATGCAATAACCCCCCTTCAAGCGTTCAAAATGCTTGCAATGGTACGGAAATAGGAAAGAGGAAAGAGGAAATAGGAAATATGAAAGAGGAAACAGGAAACAGGAAAGAGGAAACACACACTTTTTCAAAAATTTCCGATCCTTATCCAAACTCTGAATCTCTTCTCAAATCCGATTCTTTTAACGATGACGAATCTTTTGACAATGAACCTATTCCATTCCAAGAGCCTAAAAAAACAGACATACCAGAACAAGCTCTAATACTTTCAAAACTTATGGTATCTCTCCACAAAGAAACATGGGACAAGGGATATGCTGTATCCAACTCTCAAATCCAAGAATGGGCTAAGGATATCGAGAAGTTAAACAGGTTAGACAAAAGATCATGGGACGAGATTGAAGCCGTGATACGTTTCGTCAAAACCATGCCAGTCAGTAATGGATTTACTTGGGCAACAAATATTATGAGCGGTTCAAAACTACGAGAGAAGTTCCCAACGTTATTTGTTCAGTCTAATCAATTAAAAATTCCAAAAACAGATGACGTACCTTTGGCTGGAAATCTACGGACCGTTAACTCCAGTATATTTCTACCCGATGTCCTTGAAGCCTGGAGAGAAGTACCAGGAGCCCCAAGTCCAGGAGATCTATGGCGGTTCTCCAACAGATACGGGCGGGAGGTATTACATCTAACCGAAGGGATAGATGGGGCCGACTATGTAACAGCCATCAAGAACTACGGATCCGTTCGCTCTATGCAAAACACCTGGTGGAATTCAAACCCAGATATAATGACCTGGACTCGTAAGCACCTAGACCGGTTCTTACCGGGAAATTACAACCAAAAAGACTATGAAAAAGAGCCAGAGCCGGAAACATGGGACACATTCTTCGCAAAACAGGAGGCGGCACAATGAGCGAAAAAATTAAAGAGCTTTTGAGCTACTACAACAAGGCTCCCGACCCAATGATGTACAAAAAGGCTAACGAAACGATTGGCCAGATCTCTGAACAAAATCAAGAGCTAGTTATAGACTGGATCCTTGAACACGTTCCAAAGCGAACCGGATTAGACGTCCCTGGAATTAGGATAGCTATGGCCGAATGCGGATGCTCGGTACCTACTCCGGATGAAGCCCCCAGGGAGTGGGTGTGCGACGCCTGCGGGCTTTCTTTCCAGAGGGTTACAGTATCAAACACCGAGCTACGGAAGCATGGGATACATGACTACTGTCCTCGATGCGGGCTTGCACCAACAGAGACAGAGAACGCCCGGTGGTATGCCAATAAAATCGGGAAAACACCCCCATGGTACGAAAAAATACGGGAAGAATGCCGGTCCTACCACCTGCGCCCTGGAGTAAGGCCCCATTATGACAAAAAGGCCGACGAGGACTTTGACAAGGAACAACAGCAAAAAAAGATAGATCAAATGAAAGCCGAAGCCCAAGCGGAGGTCCGTAAGCTAACAGAAAGCAAGGAGGCCCTACACGCTTAGAAAATACAAAGTAGAAATTCCACGCTTGAATGAAGACGGAAAATTGATATACTTTACAGTCAAGGACTATCGCAAAACTAAGCGACAAAATACTCGAAACCATGATACAATCGCTAAAGAAGGTGAATAATGGCACCAGAGGTTTTCAATGGCTAAAAAAAAATCATATACATATACGAAAGAGCAGACTGACTTTGTACGGTTTTATATAGAGCAACGGTTAACCCAAAAAGCAGAGGCATACCAGAGGGCATATCCAAATTGCAAGACGTATAACAGTGCCGCTGCATCTGCAACCGCGCTACTAAAAACTCCTAAAATGCAAGCGCTCCTTACAGAAAAGCTCGAAGAGTCAACCGGTGAGCTGAAAGAGCACATCGACTTTAAACTTTTGAAGATGTGGGTTGCTCGTGCAAATTACGACGTAGCTGATATTCTTAATGACGACGGTTCCCTGGTTCGCCCAATGTCAGAGCTTAAGCTTCTCGGCTTGTCAATATGTATCGATGGCGTGGACGTTCGTGTAGACAAGGACGGCAATGAACATCAATGCTATAAGCTCGCCGACCGCGACAAAGCGCAAGATCAGCTTCAAAAGTATATCGGGCTTATCAAACCTCAACCTACCATCAATCTCAACGTCAATAAATCCGCTGAAGATCTAACACCGGAAGAAGAAGCGGAATACAAAAAGCACATGAAAGCGGCGTTCCCGCAATTAAGCGATAAGGAGTGAAAACATGAAATACCTTGTCCATTTTACCGCATATGATTCGCATTATCCAAATCCAAATATCTTTCACGAGACGCTTGTCGTATCTGTAAAAGATATAAAAAAGATTGGAGTCAAAGAGGGTATCGCTCGTAACATACGACAGAAACGCGGTTTTACAAGCGTGGTAATTGATAGCTGGGAACAAACAGAATAATGCTTACACCCTCTGAGCTTGCTTTAGAAAAAGGACTTGCCCGCGATCATCCCGTATTTTTCAACGCGATGAAGTATCATCGCACACACAAAAACCAGCGGTTAGACTTTATAAATAACCCCTGGGCCGTTGATGTTTACCTAGATGAATCACCTTTCCAGGTGTTTATAAAATCTACGCAAAATGGTATTACTGAATACGAACTTATCCGCGACATTATCGAAGCAAGCCTGGGTAGAAATGTTTTCCACGTTCTACCGAACGACCAAATCCTACAGCGATACGTACATGAGCGATTCGATAAAACGACCGCACTAACCGCTCGATATGCCACATGGTTAAAAGCAGGTACAGATAGCGTACACCTAAAACAAGTAGGACCTGGTACCGTCGCCTATGTCGCTTCCGGTTCGACGTCTCAATTCACCGAGTTTGCCGCCGATACAATCATCATCGACGAAATGGACCGATGCGACATGGAGAACTTGCGCATGGCTCCAGAGCGTCTTTCGTATTCATCCGATCCAAAACAGCTGTGGGTAAGCAATCCCACAATCGTTGGTTACGGCATTGATGAACTGTTTGCAGAAACGGATCAGCTTCATTGGCATATAAAGTGTGATTGCGGTAACGTTGTTCATCCTGATTTTTTCAAACATGTAATGCGTGAAATTGATGAAGGTCAATACATGGTGATTGACGAAGACTGGGAACCTGGGAAAGACGCGCACATGATATGCGATAAGTGCGGAAGAAAATGGTCAAAGAATCAACCAGGAGTATGGATCCCATTGAACCCAGGTGCTTCCCGTCGAGGCCGGCACTTGTCTAAACTTTTCACGGCGCGTACTTCGATTGGAGAGTTGATACAAAACTTTATCGATGCTGAAAAAGATGATACGAAGATGACGCGGTTCTATAACGCAGACCTAGGGCTTGCATTTACCGCCCCAGGTGCGAAAATAACCGAAGAAATGCTCGACGAATGTATAAGGGATTATCCGCAAGGAATACGTCCAGCGGATGGTGTGTGTATAGCCGGTATCGATGTTGGTACGCAGTTTCATATCGTCATAGGACATTTAGCTCCTGGGCTTCCAGGGATACAGGTTATCGACGCGAAAGCGGTACGGACACCTGAAGAGGTTATTGACCTACTCAAAAAGTACCGCGTGAGATCATTCGTTATCGACGCTATGCCTGAAATGAGGATATCCCGGCAGATTGCAAGCAGAGCGGGAGGCTATCGTTGTTTTTTCTCAAAAGGCAAAAAAGACCAGATAGCGAACGGAGACAACACAATCACGACGGACAGAACGCAAGCACTCGATAACGTCAAAGCGGCAATCGTAACCGGATCATTGCGTTTACCGATGAACGCTCGAACGATACCAGATTATTATGCACACATGACGGCAAGTACGAGAGTCTTTGACGAAGACGGAAACGGAGGTGAGGGCGAATTTAAATGGGTGGAAGGAAGCAAGGCAGACCATTTCTTGCTTTCCACTTGCTATCTCCTAATTTCCGCTAATTTACTTGTAGCTGGATCGAGATAGTGCTATACTAATTACAGGCTAGGGATGCAACCCGAAAAGAGGTATCCGACCTCCTGCCTTTAATCAAATCGGATTCAACTACGGAGGTTGATATGACTATTGTTATTAAAGGTTATGATGTTTTGATTGACGATGAAGATTATGACAAAATAAAAGGATATCCGTGGTGGGCAATCACAAAAGCAAAACTCAATCACACCGAACAAGTTTATTTTTCTTATGATGCAGGAACACAAGGTCGTCCATTGTTGCATAGATATGTTTTAGGATTAAAGCCTAGAGACGGTAAAATAGTTGACCATATCAATGGCAACACCTTAGATTGCAGAAAAAGCAATTTAAGAATAGTAACGATATCACAAAACAACTTTAATAGTCATAGACACTTCAATAGCTCAACTGGATATAAAGGCGTTGATTATCATAAGGCTGCAAGAAAATATAGATCAAGAATATGTTTCCATGGTAAAAGAATATCGCTAGGATATTATAAAACAGCAAAAGAAGCACACGCGGCCTATTGTGAAGCATCTAAAAAGTATCACGGAGAATATGGACGAACCGATTGATAACTTGACAATACCTTGAAATAAGGTATTATTAAATAATCCACAAAAGGGGATATGATGTTTAGCATACCTGCCTATAGTTCAGATTTATCAGCCTTTAATGGTCATTCAACCGACAATAATAAACGCGGTATACAAGTCTATTCATCCACTTCGGTTGTCGGAATCACCGGAACCGGAAAAAATGGCCAACAAATTCAAGGGCTTATCGAAGTACCGCAGTATGGACTTTCAATACAGGATCGTGAAGAGATTGCCAAACGTTGTGATGCAGTCTTTGGCGTTGTAACTGGACGTATGCAACGTATTGCCGGCCTTGAATGGTCAGTCCAGCGTGAAAGCAAGCAAGAAGATCGTATTGAAACATGGCTTAAACAATGTAAGCAGATATACGACGAATACGCTAATGCAACCAGTCCGCGATATATCATCATTCGTTTCAAGATGGTTCAAAACATTTTGACGAAACTTCCAGATTGTTTACCTGATATGTCAAACTTCAACGCGTCTCTTCTTCGATGGAAAAAACGTATTGAGCAAATGAACGATGACGCAAGTACAGAGATCGAAGATTGGTTACACACTCCAAATGCGCAAGATAACTTTGATGATTTTATAAAAAAATGGGTATTCGACCTGCTTGTCCACGCAGGAGCCGCCGCTTATAAAGAGTACAAGGACGGACGACTCGAAAACTTCTACCCAATTTTAGGCGGTTCGGTACAACCGTTGAAACCGCGCTTTGTCGGTCCAGAACGTGCGTATGCTCAAATAGTCCCGGGAATGGATCCGAAGATATACTTCCCTGATGAAATAATGTGGTCAACGTATATGCCTACATCAGGACTTGGCAATGGGCTTGTTCCTCTTGAAGCTCTTGTCAACAAGGTTGCGGAAACTCTTTTCTTCGATCAGCGAGCCGCTAACATGGCAGATGGAACCGTCCCGACTGAAAAACTTGCGGTCTTCGGTGGAGAAAAAATGCCGTTCGGTTCACTCAACGGCGACGAAGCCCCGGAAATCCCGCTTGAGAAAGCGGAAGAGTCCCGCCTTGAAACGCTCTTGAATGAACCGCGAAAGAATGCTATTCGTGTCTTATCTGGTTATGGTACACCTGCAATTCTTGACTTGACCCGTTCTGAAATATTCAAAGATCAAAGTGAACGTCAACGGTTTATTCGTGAATCAGTTGCGTTTGTGTTCGGTGCGTCAAACATGGAGGTAAACCTTTCAGGAAGTGAACAGACAAGCGGACGGTCTACCAGTGAAGCGCAAGCGAGTATTGAACGTGAAAAGGGTATTTATCCAATCGTCAAGGATATAGAGAATGACTTTAATACCCAGCTCATTCCATTCCGCTTTGGTTCCGGATATATTTTCCAATACAAATCTGGATTGTCAGAAAAAGAGCAGGCAGAACTTGACCAGGCAAAGATGGCGACGGGAACGTATTCGATCAACGAGGTACGCTTGACCCGTGGAGATGAACCAGTATCAGGAGAACAATACGATCAGCCTGGACAATCACAAGGAAGTCAGGGTATGCAACCAGATGGAAGCAAATTTAATCCCTTGAACGTAAGGAGCATGTAAATGAAATCTTGCCCGCAGTGTGGAAGACCTGAAAACGAAATCAACATGACAACGAATGCGTTGAATGCTGATGATAACGCCGTGTTTTGTTCTTGCGGATTTACCGGAAGATATGGCGACTTGAAAGATGACGGGAAGAAGGCAAAGTCTTCTGCACGAAAGAAACTTGAGGAAGAAGCAACGTCGCTTGAAATTACGTTTGACGATTCAATGTCCGATGACGCCATCATTGCGCTTATTGATGCGGCAAATTCCGCAATCAAGGCGGCTGATGAAGAAACAACAAACGAGGCTTCAAAGTAATGACAATTCCCGAGCGTCCACTTTCGACCTCCGAAGTGCAAGCATTATCTTTACCGCT